GTAAAATAATAGATTTGTAAAATAATATAATTGTAAAATAATAGATTTGTAAAATAATATAATTGTAAAATAATAGATTTGTAAAATAATATAATTGTAAAATAATAGATTTGTAAAATAATAGATTTGTAAAATAATAGATTTGTAAAATAATAGATTTGACAATCGAATTTAAAAAATTGAATTTATATAAGTATCAAATGACAACACCATTGATTGCGAAAATGTCATTGTCTGGTGAAAAGATTGCAAATGATGCAAAGAATGCGAAAAAACAAGGAGCAAAAAAATTAAAAAATGCATTTTATACAAAGGAAGATAGTGAGAGAATTCTTGCATCATTTTCGTCTAAGGATGACGCTACCAAGCTGCAAATTCAGCATTGTATAAGTCAATTGAAGCGGTTTTCTCCATGTATTGAAACTGAAAAAATTCGTTCGTTTCAATTCTTCTATAATTTGGGTCGTCTGCAGGAATTGCTAGGAGAAACAACATTTCCGAATATTTGGTGGAAACCCATCGAGGTACTTGCAGAAACTGAAAAATACAAACGCATCTCAAAACATATTGATGTATTAAGGCGACTTATTGGCGTTTCGTATGATAACGTGTTAATTGCAAAAGGTTGTTGAATACAAGATTTTCAATATTCTAAATTATATTTTTTATTTTATATAATAAAATTAAATGTTTATTATAATTCGGTTTTATTATGTAGCAACGTCTTCAGTATTATTTTGAGGTATGTTACTACGGGGTGGAAGAGGTGGACGAGATGGAGGAACTTGAGGAGATGTAACGATATTAGATTGCTCTTGTGTAACTGGCTGAGCATTGACTGTTACCATATTATCTGGTACGTTAAGTTTTTGACTAGCTGATTTTGCTATTGCAGCTTTCATAACTGGAAATGGTAAAAGACTTACAATAGTATCTTTAAAAAGATAAACTAAAACACATATGACTACTGCACCAATTAGTAGAATTATATTTACCGTACTTAATAAAGATGCAGCCCCGTCGAACCCCTTTTCAACTACTCCTCCAACCGAATCGATAATTTCAGAAACAGGATTTTTTTGTATTTGTTCTGCTACTTGAGTATCTATATTTTTTAGTACATTCATTGCTTCTGTTGTTGCAAATACTTTAGAAATTGCATCTTGTAATATAGTAGCCTTTTGGTCAGCCTTAATTGTACGTATAACAGAATCGGTTATGCCACCCTTTATATTGATAAATTGGTCGTTATTTACAAGACTAGAAACCTTTGTTAAAAATTCCTTATTGATTGATTTTTTTACATTTGTTTCTATATAAGTATCTAACTTATTGCTATTTTTCTCACCAACTAACGAATTTAATGCACCCATAATAGCTACTGACGATTGTTTTGCCTCCTTCTTTAATTCATTAGATATTTCATCTTGTAATTTTTCAATAGTTTCTGCATCCATTTTACAGTTCATTTTTACCGTTAATACTTGCGTAGCGCTTATTTCATCAATAACAGAATTATTTAAACCACCTTCTATATTAATTCCTTGATTTAAATTTGCTGCTGATACACAATCTATAGTTTGTTTCATACATATATTAGTTACTAAATTAGTAACTACTTTGCTAGTGCTTTCTTGTTTAGATCCACCTCCACCCATTTTTTATTTCTATATATATATATATATAATGGCATTAAATATTTTTAGTGACGTAAATAATAAAGTAGTAAATCATATTTATTATGGTTTAATTATTGCTTTATTTATATTTTATTTTATAGCACTATTAAAAGATAAAAATAATAAAATAAAATCAGAAACTAAATTGAATAATTTAAAACATAAACATACTCATGATTGCATTCATGCAGAGCATAAATATAACACAGATGTTTTAAATGTAGACCAAATACGGACACTTATTCAACTCGAGTCACATAAATGTGATGAGCCTATAACAAAACAAATAACCGAATCAGTAAGAAATGGTGCAATATTAGGATTTATTACGGGTATAATATCTTCCGATTTAACTATGGGTATCAGAAATGCGATAACTATTGGTTTAGTAAATGGTGTATTGAAATCATTAGTAACTATTGCCGATCCGGTAATGACGTAAATATATTAATTTTTATTACGCCGTTAAGATTATTTTTTTAATCTTGCAATAATAAAATATACAAGAATATAAAATATACGATAATATAAGGTTATATTATCATATAAATATAACTAAAACTGAATTTTTATATTGAAAGAACAACAACATAAGAATATAAGGATGAAGAACGCCAAATCAGCAGAGGGCTTCAAAAATGAAAACTTGGATAAAGGAGACTTTAAATTAATTCTCCAAAACGAGTTTTCTAATAAAATGATAAGTCATCAAGTCGAATCAATGAATATTTTCTATAATACGGGTATCAAGCAGATTGTAAAGGATACTTTTAGCATTGTTACAGAACTTACAAATAAGCGAACAACTACACCAGAAGACTTTACTATAAATAAATATGTTGTTTCTGTTGTTATTGATGATGTAATGTTGCAGAAACCTATTTATATAAATCCGGTTAGTTCTTTATCGCAAATTCTAACTCCGAATATTGCGAGATTGCGCGAACTTACGTATCAAAGCAATGTATACATCAACGCAACCATAAATGCAGTAGCCTATAAAAAATCGGGAGAGCCAATAACGAAAACAGAAAAAATTACAAATTTCAAAATTTGCGCTATTCCCACTATGGTGAAGTCTTGTTTATGCAATGTAAATAATTTTACAAAAGATATGTTAATTAATCACGAAGAAGACCCTACTGATAAAGGAGGATATTTTATTATCAAAGGTCTTGAATGGGTGATTGATAATCAAGAGAATATTATTTACAATGTAATTCGTACATATCGCAATATTGGTTATAAGAATGAATTAGCTCGTGGTGAAATTATTAGCAAACCAGGTGATGCTTTCGAAAATTCAAGTGAAATTATCATTAAGATGTATAATAATGACCAAATGATTTGCAAACTTAATAATACTAATATGAATGTTGACGGAAAGATTTTAGAATTACCGTTCTATACTATATTTCGTTTATTTGGTGTTACAAAAGATTCGGATATTATAGAATATATTCTACTCGATATTAATTCTCCGGTTGGTATTATTCTACAAGGCAAATTAGAGGCCGCATTAAATTGCAAATATCAGCAATTTCCAAATGCAAAATCACAATATACACAACTCGAAAATATTCTTTATTTATCACAGTCACTAGATACATTTAAAAAACTATATAATAATTATGGTGAATTGATTGGTACTAAGGTAGAAGACCAGATAAATACAAAAAAATACATAGTTGGCCGAATTCTTGATTTGCTAGATAAATATTTCTTACCGCATATTGGCGATAATAAAAATTCTAGACTTGCAAAAATGCGATATTTTGGTCATATGATTATGTTGGTATTGCTTACTGAAAGTAAAGTTACACCAAGCACAAAAAGAGATGACTATGAAAATAAAAGAGTACATCCGCCGGGTGTTACTTATAGTAAGTCATTTAAATCGCAGTATAGTCATGCTATTGTAAATGAGACTAAAAAAAGTATTCGAAATGCATTACTAGCAAATAGTTTTAGTAATATTAATTGGGTTAATGTGGTTCATCAGGCAATGAATAGTAGCGATTTTGAAAAGGCGTTATCTCAGGTAATTACAAGAAGTGATAATGTTATTGTAATAAAGCAACATACATTTCGAAATCATATAACTGCACAATATCTGCAAAGAAAAGGAACATTGCATGTAATTTCAACTATGCGTCAAGTTACATCATCAAATAATTCCGCAGCTAATAAATCAAGTGAACGCGCTAATCAAATGCGTAGGGTTGATGGTAGTTTTGCAGGATATATTTGCATAGTTCAATCAGCTGATACTGGCGAATTAGTTGGTATGAAAAAACAAATGGCTATTTCTGCTTCAGTTACAACAGCAGGAGTTTCTGTTATTCTTAAAACTATGATAATGAAAGAACCGGATTTTCTTTTATTAGAAAATGTACCGTCAAAGATGATATTAGACCTTAGATTATCAAAAGTATTTGTAAATGGCGATTGGATCGGGTTAGTACCAGACGGCAAATCGTTCGTAAATAAATATCGAGATTATCGAAGATTTGGTAAAATCGATATGTATACAACAATTCAATGGAATTTCATATTGGACGAAATTTATTTATGGGTTGATGTTGGTAGAATTATTCGCCCGCTTCTTATCGTATACAATAATAAATATGATCCATATGACGTTGATAAAAAAGATAAATCATCAGAAAAATTCGAACAATATATATCAATTACACCAGAACATATAAAAAAACTTTATAATGGGTCTATATCTAATGAAGACCTTAGACAAGCTAGAGTAATTGAATATATTACCCCTGAAGAACAATCAAGAATGCTAATAGCAAAATCACTTGATGAACTTTTAGAAAATAAAAATAATGAAGAAAGGCGTTTTACACATTGCGAAATAGAACAATCAGTTTTAGGGCTTATTGCACTTACCTCGCCATATTCGAATAGCAACCAAATGACGCGTTTATGCTATCATACAAACCAAGCTAAATTAGCTTGTTCATGGTTTGCACTTAATTGGAAGAATAGACATGATAAAGAAACTTTTATTCAATACTATGTAGAATCGCCATTAGTGCGAACTATGACAAACAAATATTTTAATCCGTGTGGAACAAATGTAATTGTTGCAATTATGTTTTACGGTGGATTTAATCAAGAAGACGGGATTATATTTAACGAAGATTCATTAAAACGAGGATTATTTACCGGAAGTAGTTTTGCGGTAGAACGTGTAGAATTAGAAACAAAGGAAGAAATTTGTACACCAAACAATTCGAATACATTAGATTTTATGGCAAACGCCGATTATAGCAAATTGGTAAATGGTCTAATCCCAGTGAATTCAATTATTAAGGAAGGTGATGTTATTATTGGAAAACATATTCCAGTAGATAATGACTCGCAATACAAATACGCAGATAGAAGTATTATGTATAAAAGAACAGAAGATGCGATTGTGGAAAATGTAATTCCGGAAACACGTAATCAATCTGATGTTAACATATGTAAAGTTGCTACTCGCAATATTAGAGTTGTTACTAACGGAGATAAATTTACATCACGTCATGGACAGAAAGGTGTTTGTAGTGCAGTATTATCACAAGCGAATATGCCATTTACAGAATCTGGTTTAGTACCAGATTTAATATTAAATCCACATTATTTACCTACACGAATGACAGTAGGACAAATATTAGAATCGATTATGGGAAAACTTTGTGCGCATCAGGGACATACTACTGATGGAACTGTTTTTACAGAAGTTGACATTGATAAAATCGGTGATGATTTAGCATCGCATGGATTTGATAGACATGGAGAAGAAGAAATGTATAATCCAGATACAGGTAAAAAACTAGAATCAAAAATATTTATAGGACCTGTGTATTATCATCGTCTGCAAAAATTTGTCGCAAATGCGATTTATGCAGTAAATTCAGGTCCAACGTGTGCAGTCACTAAACAACCTGTATCAGGTAGAGTTGCTAAAGGAGGAATGCGACTTGGGGAAATGGAGCGCGATGTAATGGTTGGAAATGGAGCAGTTATGGCACTAGGAGAGAAATTTGGTGAACATAGTGACGGATCGGTATTTTACATATGCGCTAGATGTGGAAGTAAAGATTTGGTAGTCGCAAATGAATATAATGATTCGGTATCTACAAAATGTAAAAATTGTTTAGACCTCGGTGATATAGTAAAGGTTAATAGTACAACATCTACAAATGTATTTATGCACGAGATTTCATCAATGGGTATTGGCGTTAACTTCAAAATAAATCCACCACAATTCGAAACATTCAAATAAAAGCTTACTATAAATAATTACTATCAATAAATAATTACTACTAATAATTACTATTAATAATATTTACTATTAATTTTTTATACGTAGAAGTATTATTAATAATTTAATTTTTTTTTGATTATTGACATTGTATTTTTATGTTATATAATACACTGAATATACTATATAAAATTGAATACATATTATTACTAAGTTAGTTACACGAAATAAATGTCACAAGGCTCTGAAATTAATACTGGCAACAATATAACACCTATATCAATTGAAATAAATGAAGGTCTTATATCAGAAGTCATCTTGTGGTTAGGTATTGCATGCGATAGAAGAACAACAATCGCGAATAACATAATTATTCAACGTGGTAGAGTAGATGGTGATAACAATATGCGAACTATTATAAATACGCATAATTTCACTAATTACTTTATTAATCGTTATGGACTTAATCATTTTATAGATGAATATATAAGCCGAGTTGTAGCCGTAGTAGGAGAATTTAATAGATTTTTAGATATAGAGGCGGTTAATATTCAACAAACAGATGAAGACGGTGATAATAATATATGGTTTGATAAAGAAGAAAATGTTCATGATAGTTCTGTAAATATACATTTCAAGAACTCATATAAAAAAATAAAATCAGCGGTAGAAAATGAGCCACCGGTTACAGCAGAAAATATTAAATCATTTTATTATTTATCTCAGCGCATGAATATTGCAAACTTATATGGTATAATTTCTGCTATTGACTTATTTGCGAAAATTTTAAGCGATCTTGATACTTTCGGACCAGTAGATACATCCGATATTGAAGAATTAGAATTGTACAAAAATATTTATACAATAATTATTGATACACTCGCCGATTTTAAAAAGATAACGAATTCAAATAATGATAATCTTAAAAAAATAGGTAAAGCAATCACCGTTATAGATGCGATAAAAAAAAATAATATTTTTATGGTATTACTCGAGGATAACGAATTAACTATTTTACTTAATGTATGGCGTAGAATACATTCTGATGTAAATAAAGAATCGCAAAATATTTTATTAGACCTGCTTACAAGCGAGTTAGTAAATACATATAATCCAAGTAACGAAGACTTTGCTGAATGTGCAAACGGTAGAGTTGGGGCTATATTAAATTCTCTTGTATTATATGATGCTGAAAATATAGTTACTATAAAAAGTGTTCCGATATTGCGAATTGAAATGATACAAAATCGCGCTCCATCGGCTATTAATGAAGCCATAGAAGAATATAAAAAATTATCGGTTGATAATGAATACGAATGCTATAGATATCAAAGAAATTTAGATAATTATGAAAAATTACAAAATTACATTATCGATAGTGTAAAAGAAAAATTGACCGCTGAGTTTAAAGAAGTTCTACCGGAGCAAGAATTTAATAGCGCACTCGAAGAAATTTTAAATGAAATATAATGTGCATGTTGGTATAATCAATAATATTTTTATAATTAATAATATTTTTATAATTAATAATATTTTTATAATCAATAATATTTTATAATCAATAATATTTTTTATATTATTAAAATTATTTTTTATATTATTGAAATTATTTTTTTATTTACTTGATTTTATTAATAAATTGTTGGATTTCCTTTTCGTGTTCGATTAGCATACTTGTAAACACCGGTCTAATAGGAAATCCTGGTGTTGGATTTCTAATAGTATCGTACACACGGTTATACTCAACGTGACGCAATGCCTTAATCGCAGTGTCTCCAGTTCTGCGCGCTTTCATACCAAAACCGGGACCAAGACAATCTTCTGTAAAAATCAATTTAATAATAGCATTTCCGTGAGTAAGAGTTTCTTCCATATTTGCCGGAGGTAGTTCATACCCTGTTTCTTCTGCGAATTCGCGTCGCAATCCTGCCTCAGGCGTCTCATTAGCTTGCAGACTGCCACCCGGTGCACCCCATTTTTCAAATGATTCTTCAACCAATAGAAGATGAACGCCCTTACATTTTGTAAAAACCAATGCAAAAACTGATTGTGTAGGCGGTCCTTCGCGTCTTGGTGGCCCAGCATTTGGAGCTTGATGACGCATAGTAGCCGGTTTTGTTACTGCCTTTGCGTTATGCGAGGTCTTTGCTGCAGTTTTTGTCTTAGGTGCAGCTTTTGCTGCTGGTTTTGCCTTAGGTGCAGCTTTTGCTGCTGGTTTTTTTGCTTTTGCTGCTGGCTTTGCTTTAGGTGGCATTTTCAATAAATAAATTTGGTTATATTTACCTTATATTATATATTATATGAATTGTAATAAAAAAATAAATAATATTATAATTCATAAATAATATTATAATTCATAAATAATATTATAATTCATAAATAATATTATAATTCATAAATAATATTATAATTCATAAATAATATTATAATTCGTTTTTATGTAAACTATCACTATCAATATGATATATCCCACCATTATAAACCCCACTGTCTGAACAAACACAATTAAAGCTTAAAAGTTCTGTATTACTTTTATTGTCTATAAAATATTGTCTTAATGAAATAATAAATTCAGCATGCTGATTTGGTGTTTCTAAAAAAGTTATTCTTATTTTAAAATTCTGATATGGTGCTAAAAGTAAAATAAATTCGTTAATTTTATCAGTTGTATAATTAATATCACCTATATTGTAAGTTATATAATACTTGGAATTTGATAAACTTTCAACTTTAATATTGTCAACTATATCGCCGATCCTTTTCATATTATATTCATAAAAATAAAGTCCTTCATTATTTTTCTTTAAATCACTAACATTTACTAACGAAAATTGGATACAAGTATTAAATGTAATAATATCTGCAATTTTTTCATTTTCGATTAAGAATTGTAGACCACTAATACTATCATTTGCTTTTTCACTATGTATAATCCTTTTACTATTCAAAAATTCCTTTATATTAATCATAATTTCTGAATTATGGTGTTATTATTTTTTAATACAATATTAAAAAAATATGGTGTAATGATGATGTCGTATATTACATAATAAGTAAATTATATCATCAGTTCATATTAATTATTATTAGTTTACTTTCGCGCACCAGACTTCTTAGGCTTGGCTTTAGTAGTTGATTTCTTCTTAGCAGGAGCCTTCCTTTTTTTTGCACCACCGGAAATATCGCCGCCGAGCATTTATAAATATGTTATATAATACTCGACATTAAAAAAAAAATTCTTAATTAATTAACCTAGAAAAATTATAAATTTAATAAATTATTATATCTTATTATAAATTATTATATCTTATTATAAATTATTATATCTTATTATAAATTATTATATCTTATTAACCAATATTCCACATAACTGTAATTAGAATACAATTAATAGCTAAACTAGCTATTGCCATAATTAGACAATTATCGAATGAATGTTCGATACGGATTGTTTCTGGTATATGTGACCCACATTTACCAATTCCATTGGAAAACTCAAAGGTAACCCCTGATGCGTTTGTAAGTTGTTTATATAGACAAGGACATTTATTTTCTTCCTTACATTCATTTTCTTCATCACATTCATTTTCTTCATCACATTCATTTTCTTCATCACATTCATTTTCTTCATCATTTACACTTGTATTTTCTTCATCACATTCATTTTCTTCATCACATTCATTGTCATCATCATTTACACTTGTATTTTCTTCATCACATTCATTTTCTTCATCATTTACACTTGTATTTTCTTCAGTGTTTTCATCAGTAATATTATTTGTATCGTCATTGTATTGCAAATTATCATATTGAATAATATCGCTAGTCGGCTCTACAAAATCGTCGGTTTTATTTACATTATCATCAATTTTTTCCGTATCATCATCTACTGTATTTTTTTTAATCGTAAACAATGGTGTTTTGCAAAAATCACCGCAACATATTTCATTACTGGTATTCATTTTATTAAAACAATTAACTAAAATTTAATTTATTTGTGATTATTATATAGTTATTGTATTAACTATACTACGTGTATATTTAAATTACAATAAGTGTATATTTTAAATTACAATAAGCGTATTTAAATTATATAAATGATTTGTGAAGATCTTAAACATATACAAGAAATCGGTAGCGGGGTTATTGGTACTATATATAAAGCTATATTGAATAATAAAGAAATAATTATAAAACGCACACATGTAAAAGATAATGAAATTAGTAAAACAATAGACCTAATTAATGATTTTGATAATTTTGCAAGAAATTACACTAAACATTTTATGATTTGCGATTCATATCGTATAAAAAAAAATTGTGAATTTAGACACTTGGTGTCTAAGGAATTTAAAAAAAACGCGGATAAAAAAATGTTAAAATGGTATAATGATGTGCATAATTCAAACATATGTTTAGATGTGCTGTATTCGCCAAAATTAGATGGAACACTAAATAATTTTATTGGGGATATCGATTTTGTTCATGATAAAAATTTAACAAAAATTATACCTGCAACACTTATACAATTATTTTATATTGATTATATTCTAAGAGAAAATGGCTGGATACATCTTGATATGCATACTTCAAATTTTATGTATAAAAAAACAAGTAATAAATCAATAATTATAAATTTAGGTGCTAAAAAATATAATATTCCTACGTTTGGTCGCTTATGGTATCTTATTGATTATGATATAATATCATTATTTAAGATAAACGATAAAAATTATAATTCAGAATGGTTGCATTTGTTTATTATTGGATTACTTGTTTCTATGATTCCGTTTTGGAGATATGGTACGTATACATTAAACTCTTATAAAAAAAGTTATAAGTATATAAAAAATTCAGATAAATACGAAGAGATTGCTAGTAATATTCCTGCAGAAATTCGCGAAAAGGAACCAGAAACAACAATAACATGTATAAACAAACTTTGTTTTATTCTTTATCCTGAACTATTTTGTATCGCACAAGGTGTGCCAAAGAATGATATTGAAAAATATTTAAAAATTATACATACTAACCTACCAATTCGGCTTGATGTAATACTATACTGCATTAGAAATTTGAATAATAGAAAAAAAATGATTAAAAAATTAATTCAATCTATTCAATAATAGTATTGCTTAATTTACTCGAACTACTAAATATATCGCATTTCATATTTTAACATATTGTATATATTTGTAAAAATATGATTCATATATTTCAGCTCCATGCGAATGGTATTAATTTTTGAAATATTTTGTATATTATCCGTCTTATATTTTATTAACTTATTTTTTATATAGTCCATTTGCATTTTATTACCAGATATATTGGCATTTATTTTTTCGACATTTGCAATTATATCATGTAAATTATTTTTAACTATTAATGGTGCGATAGTTTCATCTACAAATTTAGAATAATCTATTAATAATTTATTATGAATGTCTACCTTTATTTTATATAAATAACATAAATTTTTTGCAGAAATTACAAGTTTTAATAATTCCGATAATGTTTCTGATAAATATAATACATCCCGTACTTGTTTTTCATTACGCAGGTCTTCAATATTGAGAACATATATCCAGCCGTCAACCGTTTCATATATATTATCTTCTAATTTTTTTGTAAGTATTTTATAATCTCTAGTAATAAAAATAACATTTAATAATTCTACGCTATTATTAATAATACTTACATATTTATCTATTCGCGAATTTGTTGTTGCCGTTTCATCAAACTTCAAATTATTCTCATCATATAAATTTTTTAATGTTTCTTTTATAAATAAGTCCATTCAGTTCATATATTACCAATAATAAATTTTATTTTTATGTATTTAGAATTCATTAAATCAATAATATAAAAAATGAATTAATTATTTTAATGTATGTAGTAAGCGTATTCTATTTGAATATGGCTTTGAACGCGGAATTTGTTTCCACTGTGACAACATTCGAAAATGAATGGTTACAAAATATTGGGACTAATGAAACATACAATAACGCATATCTTTCTATAATTGCAGACTCAGAATATTCTGAATTCCAAATGCTTTTTCAAGTAAATACAGATAGTTCTATTCTATCGCCGTTTGGCGGAATAAAGGGGATTAATGATGCAACTCCGTTTATTACTGGGTTTAGAAATCTTCTTATACAAACACAATGCCAACCGATATTAATAGAACTAGTTGCAGATTGTTTTATAATTACAAATGTTGTTGAATACGAAGATGGAGTTCGAAATGTATTTATGTGCATGTGGGTTGATGATGAAGCTTTGTGGGTAATATTTGATGGACCACGGTTTATATATGACGATGCAAATTATAATAATATTGAAAATGATAATTCTGGTATTGATATAATATCGATAAACCCTAATGTATTTAATGTTATTATTTCTGAACAATATATAATAGAAATGGACAATATAAATAATGATGATATAAATAATGATAATATACAAAATAATATCGCTATTACCATAAATAAAGTAATAGAAATAAGTATTTTATATAGAACATGGTACGAGTTATTTGGTGATGTTGGAAATACTACTACATTTTAGTACATAATTTTTTATACAAAAAACTCAGCCATTTTTGGCATCTCTCCGTTATTGCATTAATATTGTTGAAAATATAAAAAAACGTATTACTTCCATTTCGAGTTTTTGCATTTCAATAACCCCCGATATTTCGCATCATATTTTCTATTTCTATAGCTGTTTCATTCCATTGATATAATCTGGCTGGCGTGCATGATTTCTTAATAAGATCGCAATAAATAATATCATGATTTTTTTTTGCGGTTTGTCTCTTGTAATGCTGACTATGAAACCAGCTATTATACATCAAATGATTATGTGAAAAATTTCTTATGTATTCATACTCTGGTAAAATATCAAGCATATCGTTTATATTCTTCATAACATTTGGATTTGCATAATATTGACCTAATTGAACATTACCTGGTGTATAATCATCGTCAACATAAAAATGTCTGTTGTATTTATTATTATATTTATCATTATGTATATCCATACAGTATTCACGAATTTCCATTGCATCATTCCAGGTTATATTAGGATTTACCATTAGATTACACATATCCCAATTTTTATCTATATTATCTTGTACTATGTCCCAAGTAATAAATGGCATACGTGACATACTACCAAAATTCCATTTTTTATCTAAATTATCTGAAACTATTTCCCACGTCATATTAGGATTTACCGATAACATGCCAAAATCCCATGGCAATTCTGGACATGATTTTACATTTTCCCATGTTATATTTGGGTTTAATGAAACATATTCAAAATACCACGGCTTATTTAATGAATTTATAATATCTTCTATTGTTATACCCGGGTTTGAAGATAAAGATACATAACTCCATAATTTATCAGGATTTAATTTTACAATATCATATGTAATATTTTCATTACCAGACATACCAAAATAATCCCAATTGATATTTGGATGTTGTAGCATATCAAAATATGTAAAATTTGAATTTCGTGATAGTAAAAATGGGTCCCATTCAATTTCAGGATGCATTAAAACATCATTAATTCTAACATTTTTATTTAATGAAAACATATGCCAAACCCATGGGGTATTTGGATTATTTTTTACAATATCCATATTAATATTTGGATTAGCTGAAATATTGTGATAATCCCAAGCGATATGTTGGTGCTGGCTGATGAAATCCCAGTATCGCGAAGACATTTGCGAATGCAGTTTTGTCGAATTATGTTTTATTAATTCATTTTTTTATATATTTTTAATCACACGAGTAACTATAATAAATACTTTATAAAAATGAATTGCTCTATAGAATTATATAAAGAGAATAATGTGGCCTAAAAATCTGCAAGTCGAAACACCACCTAGTTTGGTTGTGCAAACATTTCAATCAATCAATATTAATGTTCCTATTCTAATACTTCCTCCATCCGTTGTAAAGTATAATTCTCAAACTCGAACTATAAAAATTAATAAAAATGATAATCATAAATAATGATAATGATAAATAATGATTAAACATAACTAATAATTAAATTTTTTTATTTACTGAATTTTATTAAAAAATAAGTTATTGCTTAATTCATCTATAAAAAATAAGTTATTGTTTATTAACATCAATATTTGTAATGTGGGTGTTTATTCAGTAAATTTAGTGCAAAATTTTCCAATGACCTTCCAAACTTTCGAGGATTTGCTTTTATTATTTCAGGCGTAATATTGCAATTTTGAATTAATATGTCGGCAGGCGATGATAGTATTTTAGATGTCGCCACATCTTCCCAATGTATATTGGGATTTTGCAAATAGTATCCCGGAAGTTCGCGCAGTTCTGGATTTGATAATATTTCATTAACCGTTATGCTCGGGTTCATTCCTGCAGAACCATAATGCCAATTATATCCCGTGAAATAATTAGTTTCATTTGAATATCTTCGTGCGATGTTTTCTTCAAACATTGTATCGCGCGAATATTCACAAATTATATCCCATGTAATATTTGGATGCATAGATAGCGATGGATAATGCCAATATTCGCACGGATTGTTTAATACATCTCTCCATTGCGTATTAGGATTTTCTGAAAGTCCGGTTCCTACACGAGTTTTTGTTGTAGTGAATTGTTTCACAAAATCTAAACGAATATTTTTATTCTTCAATAATGCACCAAAGTTCCATTTTTCGCCAATATTGTTTTCTATTATTCGTTCTGTCAAGTTCGGGTTCATCGAAATACTTGATGTATTCCAAAATAAATGCCGATTATCTTCTATTGTTTCCCAGCGAATAGCAGGGTTCTCAGATAAATATGAATAAGACCATTTTTTTTCCGGTTGTGTAATTACAAAGTTCCAATCAATATTTGGATTTAACGATAAACTAACATAATCCCATGGCATATTCGGATTTGCATATACAATTCCCATCGTAATATTCGGATTTTTAGAAATTATCTTAAAGTCCCAATTTACTGAACGGTTTGCCATGATGAAATTCCAATACGCGTTTGACATGGTTCGAAAATGCGTTATTGTTCGAAAATTTGTTATTGTTCGAATATAGAATATTTCAATTCATTTTTTATCACCAGTTAATTGTCACACTATAATATAAGAAATAATAAGTATAAATAATAAGTACTATAAATAATAAGTACTATAAATAATAAGTACTATAAATAATAAGTACTATAAATAATACTCACTATAAGTAATAAATACTATAAATAATAATCACTATACATAATAAATGACTATTATAACTTTTAGTGATTTTCCACAATTTCGCCCAAATATTTCGCCAGAAGAAATGTTTAGTTTAGGTGTATTTGGCGGAACATATTGGCGCCCTATTTACTCTAGTGTACTTGGCAAATCGCTTAAGAACCGGCATAAAAAATTTAAATGGAATATTCCAGAAAACATGTTATCGTCAAGCGAATGTGATAAAAATAAAAATTATTTTAAAGCAGTTTCCGGAACTTCTTTAGATTATTGGGAAAGTAAAGGATGGATTAACGCACAGGATCCATATGGCTGGGTTGAATGGTATTGTAATTTTTATAATGGAAGACGTTCTACCGATGATGAAAGACAAATTAAACGATGGCTCGCGTTTGCCGGTCCAAAAGGCAGATTTCGAACGCGTAAGAATAAATCCGCTATTGTAAAACAAGGACTATTACAATGGGCATATTTTACTGAAAGAGATTAGTATATAAATGCAAAAAAATAACATCGTTGTATAAAATAGAAGTAATTGATATTGTCAATAAGTGATACTAATACTAATTGATACCCTTTATATCATAATATAGTTAAATCGTGATAACATTACAAAATAAACAATTTCACCATTTGCTAATTGCAATTTAAGTTCAATATTTTCTTTTTTTTGCTTTAATATATTCAATATTTCACGTAATGTTTTCTTACTATCCGCGCAACGGATAGATAATCCCAAACTATCATAATACTGATATCCATTTGATTTTAATTCCTTTTGATATATTACCAATAAAGAATTCTTTATTATAACATCTATGAATTCTATTGATTGCAATTCATATTTTAATTCAGAATAAACAAATATTAATAATTTTCTATATTTTTTTATATTTAAATTTATCCCATTTATTTTACATTCAAGGATATAACTTTTACATAAATTTTTTTTAAATAATTCTGTTTCACTTGTAATAATATTGCTATTCATTTACTTTATTGATTTTATCTTATATAACTTTGTTATTTATTTATCATTTTATTTTTAAACATTATTTATCACCAAGTTATACATTATATTATTATTCATCATAAATCGCCATAAGACCTTCACGTGTATCACTTGTTTCTTGCGCTGTGAGAGCTTTTTTAATTATTTGTCGTAAACTATCTATCACCCTTTCTGAATAAATTATGGGGTCATCAAAACCATAACCACGATCTATATCTATGTCACTCTTAACTTCATTATTATATAAATTCGCAAGGTCTGCATATCTGTAAATATTTGCAAGGGGAATATTTCGAGTTAGTGCTTTGAGATTTACTGGGTTTATATTCAATTCAGTAACGGTCGACTTAATAATGGCATCCCTATCTTTTGCTGTATTATTATCTCTTGTCAGTGTCTTTATTTGATTTGAAGTTTCACGAAATTGAATTATTTTATGTATAGAATCATTTTCTATTTTGTCGACTGGCATTAGATTTTCTATTGTTGGTATTTGAATTTGAATATTCATAATTACACCAATTCCTAAAAATATTGCTCTTGATACTTCTTCAAATAATTCTTTACTAATAGTAGTACTATTTACAGAATTGAATAAATTTAAAATTTGATGGGTTCGTGATAGATCATATTTCTCGTAGCCTACAGACTTAAACATATATAGATATTTAAATTCATCAGATGTTGGAACAGACCTAAAAAGTGAATTTGGATTTAGAATATTTGTTAAACTATCCATATTAGGTACAAATAATACAAGAGGTTCCATACCGTTTACATTTACATAATCATTAATTGAATCGTAATAAGTATTACCAACAACTACACTGTCATCTAGGTCTCTTAATGTATTTGTAATTCCTATTTTCAATATTTTAGCATAATTTTCAAACTTTTTAAGAACTGCATGAAAGTATTCCGATTTTTTTACAATATTTTTTGAAGTTTTAGTATCTGGCATAAAATATTTAACTTCCGGATAATCTGTATGTTCTTGTGCTTTAAGTATATCATACACGTCGACAGCATCCTTGACATCAGTTTTACTATATTCAATTATTACCTCGCGAAGAAGTGTACAATGTTCACTAAAAATATTCAAATGAGTTTGATAATATGGCAATACCATTCGTAGTCTATCTTTATAATAAGATGTCATATCAGCTACATTCTGTACAATCCATCGCGATATCAATCCTTTTGCATCTTTTTCTCGCACAATTCGTCTTAAAACCATTGCTGTTCGAACATCGATAGGATCACGTATTATATAATTATAATTTGCTGCTTCCATTTGACGCTCATTAGGATTAGCAGGATTTCTGGAAGTTCTACTAAACCCTTTACCATTATAAACAGCATCTGATGCCGAATTTGCAAAATCTATCAATAATTTTCCATATACAACTTCCGAGTTTTTATCAAATACATCAGAAATATACGAATATAAGAATGAATTAAACCATGTGAGTACAGATATAACATTATTTTCTTTCATATTAGGTATTACTGGCGTGCTAACATCGTAAATATTACCTTTAATAGATATGTCTAATATTTCGGTTAAACGTGTATATAAATCTTTAATTGTGTTTTTGTTATTCGCTTGTAAATTAGTTATTAATGTATACAATTCAATAATATCCGAACCATTAGCCTCTAATAATTCTAGAATAAAGTTTAAGACATTTGGATCAGTAATACCCTGTTCATATAATGCTTCATTTACTAATTCTCGAATAGAATTAGTAACTGCACCTCCACTTTTGGTAATATAATCTGTTATTGTTTTATTTTTATCAATATGGTTATAATAATTTTTGAATAGTCTTAAGTCTCTTGAATCAACTCTTGATAACGTTGTATCAAGAGTTGATCCCAAATTTGGTTTTATGTCCCCATCTCCAATCAATATTTTTTGGGATTTAACTAATACAGTAGATATATCTAAATAATTATTAAATTTTCCGTTAATATTTAAATTTTCAGATGTTAGTCCAGTACCAATCTTCATTTGTCTACCATTACTTAAATTTTCATTAAATTCAAGGTTAACTGTATGTAATTTCACAATTGTATCAGTAATTTTTTTATTAAACTCTGCAACCTCTTTAAGATGTTCAATATTTATCATATTTTTTTTACTATAAATATCTAAAATGTTTCCATTGTATACTTTGGTAAAATTTTTATCATAATAATAATCATAATATACTCTACATTGAACTACAAATGTTCCTATTAAAGATGTAAAAATATTTTTTTTAGTGTCTATCGCATTATATATTTCAATACTTGTCAACTTATTTAATTTATATATTAATGGTATAATATCATCGTTGCCTTCCATATTAACTATCCGTTCAATATCGCGATTATTTTCAAAATAAAATAAAATTAATTGAGTTTTAATAACTGACATATTGGTGGTAATGTAGTTAATAATACTTGTAAAACTAAATATAAAATCTACATTAACACCATTAATTGCCAGGCTTTCATTAAATAATATAAAGTTAATTACATACCCCAATACATCATTAATAGCCTCATTATTACCAAACATTATCTCCATACTATTAATTATCCCTTTAGCATTATTATATCCTCCAATAGTATTTATATTATTTAAATAATTTTGTAAATTACTATTATCGATAGAAGCACTAATTTCAGCAATTTTATCTTTCACTTCTTGGTCATAAACATCTTGGATAGCACCTTCATCTATATTTAAATCAAACTTTATAAGTATGTCTTTATATATTTTGTGTAACATTTGTTGTATTCTGATTTTAAATTCTTGACTACTGTTTTCATTTATATATCTTAAAATATCGTCCTTATCATCAAAAACATTAATTATTTTTTTTAATAAAATTAAATTATCCTGTTTCTCTAGTAAACTAAGCATATCTGTTTTAATATTTTCTAAATCTAATTTAGTAAAAGCACTATTAAAATTTGTAGCCACTGTGTCTAATTTGTCTACAGCAGTTCTATGATATGATTCATCAATATAATAACCCATCATATATTCTTTTAATAAATTACTAATAAGTAAAAATTGCGTAGTATCATACAACGATACAAGTAAAAATAACTTAAATTCATCCGTTGTATTCTTACTTTTATAAATTTTCTTAATACTGGAAGTAACCCAATTATCTGTAATTCCATCTTCCTTTTCCACATGTGGCTTTGTAAATAAATATAATAAGTAAAAATCATAAGTAATATCAATAACTACTTCAGTATTTAAATTATTCATATAATCATTTATTTTATCAAAGTTACATGCTCTCAATATTTCTATACAATAATTATTCTTTTTTTTATATATATCCGAATATTCTTCTGGAAACATATTTGAATTATTTTTATAAAAAATGTCTATTGCTGATTTAATTTTCTTTTTTACCTCAGGTAATTCGATATTAGCTATCAAAGTTTTATTATCAAAATTTTTCATTATTGCATAATATAATTCCAGATGAAGTACACTATTAGTAATATTGTTAAGAGTTGTAAGTGGATCATTAAACAATGATAATATCGATTTAAATATTTCATCACAATTGTCATTATTCAATTTATTATTAATAACAATATCATTAATTACATCATCCTCCCCTCCAATAAATGTATCAGTATTTGTAGCATTCCTTGAAACACTGCTATCTGAAGGGCTGGTACGTGAAATTTCGGGTGGGCTGCTTATGTATGAAGGGCTGGTACTTGAAAATTCGGGTGGGCTGCTTATGTATGAAGGGCTGGTACGTGAAAATTCAAATGAACTACTGCTATCTGAAACATCCTTATATTCTATTTTAATGTTATTAAACTTTTTAAATATTTCATGTAAAAGTTTAAATTCAGGATGTTTTTTATTAGTATAACCTTTAACATCTTCAGAAACCCCCCCGGGTGTACCACCCGTTAGAGGGTCTAAATTAATCAGGTCCATTACTAAATTAGTATCCTGTAGATTGTTAATATTTCTATCAATTTCATTTTTAGTTATCTGTAAATTTTTCAAGAATTCTATACATTTATTTACACTAAGTAAATATATATTTTTAACGTCAGTATTAATTTCATCAGCAAGGGCTTTTTTTTGATTTGGCGTAAGCAAAAAATTACTACATGTTTTAACATTATCGTCTACGAATTTATTTATAGTTTCAATCCACATTACCGGATTTGTTTCTGTAAGTATTTTACTAAAATAGTTAGCTAATACAGTACTTAATGTTTCATCACTTGTATAATTGTTCGTTATTGTTCGCAAAAGCGAATATTCTTTTAAATTTCCTAAATTTATAAAAACGTTTTCTATAATATTATCTGGTAGTACAAACATAGTTAAATTCCCGCCACAGTTTATAAATTCTCGTAAAACATTAACGTCAAATAATTTATTATCATACTTGAGTTGTAACTTACCATAAGTATTTATAACTTTACGTAACTTACTTTCCCCTTTTATTCTATCAGATTCTGTAATGACACCACCTTTAATGTGTCTCTTGTATTGTGAATTTTTATTTTTATCATAATGACTATTACCTCCAGTTTTTACACTAGTAACTTTTCCTGCAGTATCAAACACTGAAATATCTGTTAATTTTTTGTTATATGAAATAGCGAGCATTTGCTGAATAAAATCATCAGATTCTGCAAAATACGATGTGTCTTGTACAATTTTATTAATTTCAACGAAGTTACTTTTAGGCTTAATAATTGTTCCAAGAAATTCGTTCAATTTTGTAGTTATTTTTGATTTATTTTTCTTAAAATTTTTTGTACTTTCTAATACTGTTGTATTTCTAATTAATGTATCATCGTCTTCATCTATATTCATTCTAAGTTTATCAATTAATTTATAAAGTGAATCAACATATTCAATAAGATTAGAAACATCCCAGTGAACACTACCGTTAGAAACTTCGTAACTAATTAAACCAGAATTAATAAGGGGTGGAATCACAATATATGATGGTGATGATAAATCATCAAATAACTCATGATAAACTCCAAGTGTCATAACCAACTGACTAAAGTAAACTTCTACAAATAACTTCTTAATTGCAACTTCTTCAACATTAGATCCAGTTTGTAGATTTTTCTTGATGAAATTAAATTTTTCATCCTTTGTTTTTTTCTCTTTGAATAGCTTCATAAGATAATATATTTTAAAATAACTATGGGATTTAACATCTGCATCATCCATTGCATTCGTAATTTTTTTAATAAATTCACTCACAAGTGTATAATCGGTGTTAACATTATTTTTAATATTTTTAATATCATTTTTTCCTTTACTTGTAGAAAATTTACTACTTGGCATATATGGTTCACCATCTAGTCTACCGTTATCTTCCAATAAATGTGCTGCTGAATTCTTTTCATGTGGGAATTTTTTATATTCGCCTAATCTCTGCTCATTATCATCTTTATACTTTTTCATGTCTTCTATATTATAAAGACCATATCTGAAATTCATATCATTTACTACCATATAAAGCATTTCACGAAATTTATCATTTGATGTACATGAATTATATAAAGAATTTACTTCTAGTATCACCAATTTAACTTCTTCGTTAGTATAAACAGGGTCTTTGTCTAATTTAAATATAGTATCTATCAAATTGGATACAAGCCCGCTTGTAGATTTAGGTAAAACACCAAATTTTTTATCTTTGGTATCATCATCATAAAAAACCTTTCTATAAAACTCAATTAATAAAGGAATTTTAATATAACCTTCGAATGCATCATCAATAATAGTAATATTCTCATTACCTGCACCGACCAATAATCTAACTTTTCTATCTATTTTTTGAGTACCAGAACGCGCATAAATAGCAGAATACCCTTCAATACAAGCTAAAATTTTACCAATCATTGCTTGTAAAGTAAGTCTATATAACTGATCTAGCTCTTCATTGATAAATTTAAAATTCCTCACTCCTCCCTTATCAGAGTTAACGTCAATTTTAACATGTTTAGATAGATATTTAAAAAGCAGTTTAGGACTTAGTGGTGATTTATCACGTAAGTTAACACCACCAAACTTTTCACCAATATAAATAAATAAGGCAACTAAATTTTTAAGATGACCATGATCTTCTGGCTTTGCACTCTTAATCTGTTTTAGTGGTTCAATTAATTTAAGAATATCCTGAATATCGTCAGGATTTTTTATAAGTGTATCGGAAAAATACCCTAAATATAAATCAATAGCTTCTGTGGCAAGTAGTAATTGTACTTTACTTTTAAGATCTTCTTTAGTTATTCCCGGAGTAGTAGTAAGTTTTTTTACCTCTACATTATTTATTATATCATAAGCTCTTTGTTTTTTAGCAGCCATAAACTTTCCAAGCATATTTTCATATTCTTTATTGAATACAGATGTATCAATCATCTTAAAATTTTCTTTAATTCTCGCAGTAAACACTCTGCGTCTAAGTCCAAAAATAAATTTATCTAAATCATTACTTGTAAATACAGAAATCTTTTTTGCACGACCTCCGGAATAATTTGTTGGTTCAAATGTTTTAATTTTTCTTGTTGTCTGAATTAAATCATATACCTCATCTGTAAAGCCAATTATACTCGAAATTGCTGTATTAGCATCTTTAGTATCACCACTAACAGCCTTTAATGCAGTTTTAATTCTTTCAAGTTTTGATAGAAAAAGGTCTTTACCAACTTCATACACTTGATTTTCCATACCTAATACATTTTTAACAAACGATGAAGCTTTATCATCACCATCTTTACCATCATTTCTTAATGATGGTAAATCTACTAAGCCAGTAAGCGCGTCAATAAACAAGTCGAGTTCTTTATTCAATTTAACAGTCGACCCGAATTTCATTGCAAGATGATCAACTGCATTAAAGAATTGGTCAAATTGTCCTTCGAGTTTTGTGACATATGTTTCAACAATATTCTCACGAGTTTTTTCTAGTTTTGTCATACGATCAGATGGATTTACAACGTATTGGTTGTCAACTGAACCATCCGCTTCGTTATACATTTTATCATAACCTCCTCCTTTACGTCTCTTGGATTTAGCACCACCATCGTATCCACCAGTGCTTTCAAATCCACCAGCAATTGCTTTAGAAATAGTTTCTCGTCTATAGTCATTGCGACGCAAAACATCAGCAGCTCTATAGAACTTATCAAAAATAATATACGTTGGTGAAGATTTAGAAATTCTAGCCAAATGGCTAAGAAGTTTGCTTTCCAATTCATCGTATGTTGCAATCTTCTTATATTCCGCAACTGACATACCGATATCTTTCAATGCATTATGCACTAAATCTGTTGCGGAAGTCACCAATTCCAAACTATTCAAAACACTTACCAAACGCGAACCGTATGCTTGTGAACCGGGCTGTGTTGACTGTGTGCGGTCAAGGAAATTCTTAAGAACTGCTTGGCGTTCGAAAAGCGCCATCAATCCAGTCTCGGTAGGCATAACTGATACATTAAGAATATTACGAAGATGACTAAGTTGGAAATTCAATTCCTTAATAACCTCATCCATAAGACGCAAAAGTGGTTTAAATTCTGGGTCAGTAACTTGCATTTTATTACCGGATATTTCTACTTTAGATCTACCAGATTCCAAAAGTTTCAATAATGTCTCAATAGCATCAACTCTTTCCTTAACATCACGCGAGATTGTAATAAATTCTGAATTCATTCCGGTAAATAAACTATTAATAAAATCTGCTGACTTATCACAAATTTCACTTGTTGGAAGTTTTGTAGAAATGACATCTCGTCCGGCTACCGCATTAACAGCATGAGCAAGAGTAACACACAGTTCATGTTGTTTATCATTTTGAACTCGCCATGCTTTGGGGTTATTAGGAACTGTAGACTTCACCTTCTTTTGGATATCAGAAATACTCATTATATCAATGTCACCGGTGATACCGAGGACTTTGGACAGAATTTTTGCCATTTTTCTAATTTGGGTTTGCTTCTCCAATGCATGGGTAGACTTATCAAATTTATCTAGTTTATCGAGTTCGCTACTATGCGAACTATTAACCCTACTTCCTTGTTTTGGTGCTGTCTTACGCTTCAATCTCGTACCACCACCCATACCATCGTGTGGCGAAATATCATTACTTAAACTTTCATCACTAAAAGTATCATCCAATTGCTCGACACCATCACTGTCATTATCACTCATACTTATCTTTAAAAATAATATTGTCTACAATGTTTTTACTTAATGTAGTTAATATTATTAATATATTTAATGTAATATAAAATTTAAAAATAATAATTAATTCATAAATAATAATAATTAATTCATAAATAATAATAATTAATTCATAAATAATTATTATGTAATATTTGATTAATTAAAAAATTAAATATCACTAAATAATATTTATAATGGAAGAATTCGATACTTATTTATATGAAACTGATCCAAAACTTTCGAAATTTTTTGATAAATATAATTTTCATGATGAAATAGAAGATAATGAAACGTTTAATAACGGATTTACTTTTATTTTGCCAAATACAACAATTAAAATTTCTATGGAGAAAATGAAAGATCGTGCAAAATCAAAAATAATACAAGCTATGATTATAAGTGGATATTTTCCAAATAGCACATCATGGCGCAATATTAATAATTCAGTCGATATGAATGGAAATATTATAACACCTCTTACAGCACGCGGAACTACTGTAACATTAAATTCTAAATCAGGAAAGTCTATTATTACATTCGTAAAAAACATTCCAGGAAAATGTCCAATTTCTATATATCAACTTTCTGAAGAATCAGAACTCCCTGGAATATTCCAAGAGCATAATAATTCAACACATGTAGTAAATAAACAAAGTATTAAAAAAAATATGCGAAGCGAATTAGCTGCAAAATTTCTTAGTGCACAGGGTCTTGAATCATTTTGTACGCGATATTTAGCATCCTTCTTATATTATCTTAATACGAATGATCAGAATTTGTTGAAGTCACTTGTACCATTGTTAGATTATAATCCTATTACAAATTTCATGAATGTATTTGAAATTCATAAAAAAGATGGATATTTTATTAATACTATGGTTATCAATGATTGGATGAATAGTGAAGTAGATGCATCAAGTAAATTTTATTATCAGGTTTTAAACAAATATAAAATTAATTTACAAGATGGATTGATTAAAGAAATAAATACCATACGTGCGCGGTTATATGATACAAAATCAACAAATGATAAAATAAATACATTAAATGATATTTATGAAAATCTTGTTACAAATAATACAATTGGACGATATAAAAATGTATATCCGGAAAGCACTATTGAACTTTTAAAGAAGGCAGAATTTGACGGTAATATTAAAGCAGCGCAAGATGAAATGCGAACAGTGGTAGATAATATTATTAATGGCAATACATCAAAAAATATAGCGCGAGAAATTTGTTATCATGCCAAATTAATTCCGCGGATTTTTAATGAAAACATTACGTTTTCTTTTTCTACTGCACAAGTTGCAGAAGTATTAAATCAGTTTATAAATACAACATACTTTCTGTCGTTTAGAATTACAAATTGTGAATTTGGTGGAACTGCGAATATTTATAGCGAATCGGGACCAGGTAGAGAGCTGGTTGATCCAGTTAGCTATTATTATAAACATAATATTATGAATAACTCAACTAACACAGAACATAGTGAGTTAGATGAATTGGTCGATAAAATAAAAGAATATAAATCAAAAAAGCAACATATACCATTCGAACTTATAAAACGATTTGACGAACTTACACAATAATCATAAAGTATAAATTATGACTTATAAAGATAGTAATTATTTTTTTTATTACTTGTAAATAAAATATTAATTTTATTACTTGTAAAAAATGAATAAGTTAATATAAACAATATAGTGTAAATAATATACATCATCATGCTGCATTTCATATTGTGTCCCTCATGTGGTACCCGAATTGGTAGATATTATGAAGCATATTCAATATTATTAACGCACTTGCAAAATGAAGAATTAGAAAAAAATAAAAATATATTATGTGCTGATAATATATTGATAAGTAAGGAAACTAATGTAAAAATGCTTGAAATATTTGAAGCACTTGGTATAAAAAAAATATGTTGCCGAATGCATTTTAATACAGTAGATTTCTATTCAGCAGAAATAATTCCTTCATAAATAATAATATTCTCATAAATAATAATATTCTCATAAATAATAATATTCTCATAAATAATAATATTCTCATAAATAATAATATTCTCATAAATAATAATATTCTCATAAATAATAATATCCTTATTTTTTGTTTATGAATAACCATTTACTTTATAGTATTAATATCCTTATTTTTTGTTTATGAATAACAATTTAATTTATATTAGATAATAATAAAGTATATAATCACTACCAACGAGATGTCATCCACCCGCCAATATTTGCCAACCGAGTTTTTCGTAGAAGCATTCAAGCAATTTAACGATGATGCTATCACTATTGACGCATTAGATATCGCAAAAAAGATTAAAAATTCATCTGGTGGAGCTGAAGTCTCATATTGCAAAACATATATCCGAACACCCGATGCTTTCAAAGATAAATTTCCACTTGATAAATATCCGGCATTAATGTTACTTAACCCTACTAAACTAAATGGATGTGCATCATTTGAAACACGTCGTGAAAAAAAGAATAGTGCAGGTCCGTCATTTAGCGTATATAAATCAACACTTGATAAAAAAGGCGCATTAATTGGTGAAACTCTTTTCAAATTCTTTACGGTTTGGCATAGCAAAGCAGATAAGCAATTTAATGTATCTAATTTTAATAAGTCTGTTATTCGCGTTCCTATTCAAGAACAATATACTGCAGGAGGTGAGTTGAAGACAATGCCTGACCCAATTGTTCGCATTAAGTTCAAGACACGCAAATCTGAAGATAACAACCCAGCAAAATCACCTATTTGGTGTGATTTGTTGTTTATTCGCGATGGTGTACAATATTCAAGGTTTCCAGATACTATAGAAGGAGCTACCGTGGCTGGTGAACAATATAATAATAGTAATATACATTATATTGTTCGAAGTGGTAATGAAGGCTTTGGTGTCATTAATTTGAGTGAAACAATTAAATCATCAATGGGTATCAGTAATGTTGCTTGTGTTGATAAATTGGCAGTAATTAATAAACAGAATAAAGAAACTCTTTCAAATATTTTTGGTTCGGCATTCGATGAATATATAACCGCTACAACTCCACAAACGGCATCTCCTACACCACCGCAATCTCTACAGCAAGTGACATCGGATGATTTGAATAATTATTTCGACGGAGATGAATAAACATAAGTTACTAAAGACAATTATAAAACGAATTATAAATATAGTATGTAATTATTACAAAAAATAAATATAAATAATTAAAATAAAAAGTTATATTGAATAAATATTTTTTTTGTGATTGTGAATATATACAATGGCATTAGCTCGCGGAAAAAATTCGCTATTTTCTACCGATTTATTAGCTCGTAAATATGAGATTTCTAAAAATTCAATTCCCTCAGATGATGACCCTAATTTTATGGAAAAATATAATAGACAAGCATTAAAATATGCAGGCCCGGATAGACCATTAACGGAAGCAGAGGAAGTTAAACCTATTAATAATAAATATTTTTTATCATTGCGTGAAACTGGTGGTCGTAGTACAGCTACGCCTTTTAGACCTGATGAATATTATGAAGATACTACACGTGATCCACGTCAAAATGCAAATAATGACCCTTGTGCGGAAAATCTATCTAATCAAAAACGTGCGCGAAATAGATATATTCTCAAAACATCAGATGAATCGCATACAATACATGAAGCCGTAAAAACAGCTAGAGAACAAATAAATCAAAGAGTTGGAATTTTTGGACGCTCTAAAAAAGCAATGCCATGGTTTTATAATTCAGATTTAAATAAATTATATAAATACCCTGGTCATAGAAATACAAGTGATGATATTTCAAATAGGAAAAATGTATTGCAAGACCAAAAATATATACAATTAGGTGATAAATTAATACTTAAACCAGATTTTACTACGCGTGTAGTATCTGATACATTACCTCTTGGATGGTATATGGCAACCGATCAGGAAATGGGTGTAATGAAATATGGAAGAAATCCTATTGGCTATGATAGAAATTTAAATGTTAATTATAATCAACATAAATCACAAAATGATGAAGTTAAAAAAAAAGAATTTGCACTTGCTCGAACTAATAGAACCGTATTATGCGATATCAAACGTGCAACTTGCGAACATACTCAACTAGAATCGGATAATAGCAGAATAGCAGAAAATGCACAAGTACGCACATGCGGGCTAGTAGGTTCGCGCCCTGAAGTACTAAATAAAGAAAATACAGAATATGATCAAGATGTTATTAATTCTATTGTTATTGCAACTAAAAAAAATGTAATTGGTACTGATAAAGATAAATTACGTGGATATGTAATCGGCTCTGAAAGAAAAACGCGTGAAGGAATTGTTACAAGTGTTAGAAAAACATGTAAAAAATTTCATACTGGCGGTAATCCCGAATTATCTATTATAAAAGTTGTATCTCCAGAATATAAAACATTAAATTATTCAGCACCAGAAGTTCGTGAACTAAGTGTTAAACAAAATACTATAGTAGCTCCATCGCGTGATATAACACGTGAGCAAGGAGTAGGTAAATGTGCAAAAAAGGTTCTTAGAGATCGCGATTCATATTCTGGTGATGTTAAGATGTTTGAATACGATTCTGGAAAAACACGTGTCGGACATATGGAAAAGGTTGTACACACAAGACGCCTAATGGAACGCGGGGATAGAATAACTCCTGACGCAATTACTGCACATAGAAGATAATAGTTCATATATAATTAATAGTTCATATATTTTTATTAACAGATTATATATTTTTATTAAAGTACTTATTTTTTTATATTAATAGATATTAAAAACATTTAACTATAGAGTATAACAAACCGAAACAATGACAAGCAGTGTATATGAAATTATTAACAAAGAAACCGACAAATATTCTAATACTGTAAATATAAAAAAAATCATATCATCATTGACAAAAATCGGTATTAAAGTGGTAAAAGAAAACACAGATATGTGTGAAAATAGAATGGTATTATATAATACTAGAAAACAAAATAATTCAAAATCTTATGATAATGTATATCGTGAGTGTAATGGTATGGTTATAACAAATCATGGTGAAATACTCGTATATCCGATTCCTCCTATTGTTAATTTTAATCATCTTGATATGCTCGAACATTCTAGTTTTAATGTGACGCCTCTATATGACGGTACAATTATAAATATGTATTATTATATGAACACTTGGCGTATTTCTACAAGGCGGTCATATGATTGTACAAAGATTTACCCAGACGGGATTGAAATGACATATGGCGGAATTGTATTCGGGTTGCTATTGACATTCCGTATTAATTTAGAGGATTTTAATACGGAATATTCTTATTCATTATGTGTATCAAGCAAAGTACTGCATCCATATGCAAAAACAGATAGAGTTTCATTAATAGCAGCATATAAAAAATCAGGAGAAATAGTAGTAGAAAATATTCCAAATTTACAATATAGTCCAATAAAAAAATATAATTATGCAGAGTTGAAAGAATTTATTAAAAATCATTTATCTAATGTTGGTAATAAATATTTTGGAAGTTTAATTTCAATGGATTCGAATGAATTTATTTCTACCAATACACAAAAAATATATAAACTTGAATCAGATTTATTTATTAAAATTCAAAACACTTTATATAATCCTAAATTAGTTACAGACTTGCGAAATATGGGAATAAATAATCGGCCAGTATATACAATGGTATATAATGCATTGAATAATACAGTTAATAACCTTATTGAAATTATGCCAGAATGGATAAAATATTATGAGCTTCTTATTTTAGTATTAATGGAAGTATCCGGGTATATTAATAATAAACTATTGGAAGAAAATAATTGTAATAATACAGTAATAGTTCAAGAAAATGAAAAAATCGAAGTTAATAAAATCCCAAAGAATGAATTTGTCAGTAATTTACTAAATGTAGAGTTTATAGAAAAGTTTAGAACATTTTGTACTGATATTATGAAATTTATTTATAATACTGTGGAAAAAAATAAAAAATTACCAGAAATTATTAGATTATATATAAATACATCATCGCAATTAGCATTTCAATTATATGAATTAATACTCATTATTTATAATCATATCAATAATAGTTATAATAATATCAATAATGCTAGCGATGAGGTAAATATAAGACTTGCGCAATAGTCAAAGTTACATGATTAACACTATTTATAATTTTACGCAATAATTATTTTATTAAATTACGCAATAATTATTTTATTAAATTATGCAATAATTATTTTTTTATGATATTAATTCCCGGATATATATTTATTTAAATTTTCTAAATAAACATAAATTTCCTTTATATCATGCTGAATATTTGTAACATCTATTTTAAGTTGTGTAATATCTGCATTTAATTTTTCTGAAACAGTTTCATCCAAATTCGGACCACTTTCAAGAACGCTTAATCGACTATGTAATTGTTTTATCATTCGTCCTAGTATATCCGAGTTTTGTTGTTCAGGTTTTCCATTTTTTTTCCATAGTTTATTTATTTTATCAAGATGTACAACCCATGCTGAACTTGATGAATCATATAAATCACTTCTCAATGAAAATGTATTTCGCTCAATACTTTTTGCGTAAATAAACCCGCCTTTTGTCATTGTACCATCTGGCTTTTCATAACGAATATATGATTTTATTTCTAAGTCCATCCATTCACCCCGCGATATCTCTTCATATCCAACAAGTTCTTTTTTTACCGCACCAGCACCACCGATGGGAATAGATGTATCTGCTAGACTAAACATAATTATTATACGGTATATAAAAAATAATTATAATTTATAATTTATGATTTATATAGTATCTTTATAAATGATATCTTCACAACTAAATTTTGCGATATAATCAAGTATTATTTACATTCAATATGTTTATAATTATTTTATTTTTCAGTGATATTATATTTGTTATATTTTTTTGTTTTGGATTAGAGAACTTAATATTAACTGTATAACGATTTTGGTAAAATTCCTCGTCATCATCCCAATCATATTCAGTATAATCCATACTTTTATACTATATAATATATAGAATTCATTTTTTATAAATGATTATAATTAATTTATAAAGTGTATATCAATAATTAATTTATAAAGTGTATATCAATAATTAATTTATAAAGTGTATATCAATAATTAATTTATAAAGTGTATATCAATAATTAATTTTATATAATTATATATAACTGCAATAAATTATATTAATCTCACAAATGTCATTTTATAATGATTTCATATACGAACATATACCTATAAAAAATAAACAATTAAAAATCGCGTTAGATAAGCCGTTTATAAATAGTTTTAATTTATTTAGTATGGCAAAAGCATCTAATATTATTGTTGAAGAAGATTATATACCAGTAATATTTTATGCAAAACGTGAAAATATGCGAACAGTAATCGCAACTATGTACTTACATAATTATATACCAAAATATGTCTGTATAACAGGATCATTAATTAGTATGGATGGTGAATATAGAGATAATTTTATATCATTTGACCAGTGGGAACAAACATATCAAACTTTAGGTGTTATGGAATATATGGAATACAAATATACAAAAAAATATACACCAGATTTATCATTCAAAGTAATACCAGCTAGTAACTTACTAGAACCAATAGAAGTTAATAATCCACAAAAATTAGCAGAATTAGAAGAATACTTAACTACACACAATATTGGATTAAAATTTTTTATGTCAGCTTGGTTTATAAAAATGTTTAATAGAAAAGAAGGAAGACTAGTAAATCATCAAAACATTCAACACGATTTTGTTATGACTGCTCCAGAAGATGGAAGATTATATTTAACAATGGCTGAAAATTTTAGAGGTGCTGAATTAGGAAGAATTTATAGAGAATTCACAATTTATATTATGATTATTGATGATATAGGTAATTGCATTCCGATACATTTAGGTCAAAAAATTATTCCTATAAAATGGTTAGAATTTGAAGACTTCGGTTCAATACGATTTAATATATGGAAAGAATTATATTGCAATAAATTACTTGCAAATTTATCAATTAATGGTGCATCTGGTGGTTTTAGTGCGCCATGTGGATGTTTTTTTATAAACTTAGATGCAGAAATATTTGATAATCCATCCATGAAATATAAAATGGAACAAAGTAATGAAATTTACGATAAAATGAAACAAATACAAAAGGTTACAGAAGATTTGCATTTATATGATACAATGAAACGCGCGTTTGAAGATCCAATAGAAATAGCACGAAAGAATATTATAATGAGTAAATATGCATTAGTATATGTCAGTGAATATGTAGGCCGAACTTGGGGTGATTTGCCTAACTTTATAGATAATATATATACCATAAAATTGCGTGAATATAATTATTTCAAAAAACAAATATTCGAAGTTTTTTATACACTGCATGTAATGAATACAATGGGTGTTATTCATGGTGATTTACACGCTAATAATTGCACTATAAATTGTATTAATATAAAAAAACCTAATATTCCATTAGATGATTCGCCATTAACGAGTACTTATATAATAGACAACGATGTTTATAAATTTGATGCAACTAAATTACAATCTTGTATAATAGATTTCTCACGCGCTATTTTAAACCCGCTTCAACATTGTATTAATAAACCAGGTGACTTAATGGATAAATTTAAAACAGATATATTGGATATTATGATGCAATTATTTCCAAAAATTTATGAAAATGATAAAATAGAAATGGAAATTGCAATATTAAAAAATCCTAATAAAGTGTTTAGACTATTTACTATTTTAGATGTTTATACTTTTGCATTAAGAGTACGACCTGTAGTAAATGAAATGCGACTATGTACAAAATCAGAAAAATTAATTAATACAGTTTTAAATATGAGTAAAAAAGCATTAACTTCTTTTTATAAAAATGAAAACGATGAATTGCCAATACCAAAATTATTAAAAGAAATATTTTATAAACCAATTATTTCTACTAACCCTTCTCTTGAAGTTTGGGTCGCACCAATTCCGCCTAATCTAACTAAATTTGATAATTCATTTCCAATGTTGCAATCAAAAAAAGAATTTATAGATTTTTCAAATTATAATAAGCGACCAGAATATTTACAAACTTTTCATAGTATGAAGGATGGTGGTATTTTGTTTGATAAAAATAAAACATATGAAATACATAAACAAAAAAATATAAAAATTAAAAAAGATGCTATAGCGATTGATGATTAAAAAATATAGTTTAATGACTTTATTATACCTGATTTATTTTCCATGCCAATATGAATTACATTCACCGCATACAAATACTCTACTAAAATTATCACCAAGTCTCACATACGAAACTATTCTATTTTTTTTACAAGTTTCGCAATATTTTGTTTCTCGCGGTATACAAGGAACATAAGGAGCATTATTAAGAAGTTTTATATAAAATTCTATGGATAAATTATCTTTAGTTTCTTTTATATGACGCGCAATTAATGTATCACTATCGATACTTTCAAATTGACCAGTGCAGCTTGCACATTGAAATTTCAGATGTCCATTATCAATGAAAGATACCAATAAATTTCCACACGTTTCGCAGAATTTCATTTATCTTTACAAGTATATTATAATGATATTCATTTTTTATTTAGTTTAATCACAATAAAAAATAATTTGAGATATTATGTTTAGTAAATTAGTATATGTATAAAATTAGTATATGTATAAAATTAGTATATATTTATAATTATTATATGTAGTATTATTATATATGTAGCATTATTATATATGTAGCATTATTAATATATAGTATCTCGCATCAATATATTTCATTGAACTTTTGTCCAGATGGTATAGTTAGATCATTTACTGCCCATATTTCTGCACGATTTTTACTTAACTTTCGCATTATGCTTAATGGCGATTTTTTTTGCACTATTTCACGCATTGCCATTGCGCGCGTTGTTGTTAATCCTTCAATATCAACATATACAGGACCACCATCATCAATATGGCGCGCACGAATTGCAAGAATATACGAAAATTCATATATAGTCATTATATTTGATGTTATACGGTCTTCCGGTTTTGAAATAACTAAATCATTATTTTCAAATGTAGAATCTATTACTTTCACTAACTCTGGAGTTTCCACAACTGGGCGAATTTCCCCTTCATCTTGTTCTTGTTCGCTTTCATCAGATTCCGCGCCTTCTTCTACAAGTCCATCATTTGATATATTTTCAAATTCTTCATCTTCATAAACTTCTTCAGTTGCGTCATTTTCTGGCTCACTGTTTTCGTTATTAGACATTATTATAATTTATATATATACAATCATTTTTTTAAATTAGCAAATATATTATGAAATTAACAACAATAATACATCTGTTTTGTACGTGTTGTTGTAAAAAAATATCACAACAATGTAAATTAAAAAAAGAAGTCAATAATAAACCATGGAAAAAATTAAAATTCGATTCATTTAAAAATTTTCGATTTAAAGTGTTTCGAGTTTCACCCAGTGGCGATGAAGATGATGTAACAAGTAATTTTTTATGGATACTCAATGAATATTATACTACAGATTATGATGATAATATAATATTGGAATATGAAATAATTAAATCATTTTTTCCAGGTGATGGTGCTATTAAAATCGAAAAAAGTGATATTGATGATGAAAATAAAAATAAATCGGTTGGTATTATAGGGCTAACTAATAAAGAAGTTACTAATATACAGGAATCATTCGGTCAGATTACTATAATTCAAACTGAATTACCAAAAGACTAATTATGCGGTATAGTACTATTAAATGATTTATAAATTATTATTTTTATATTGATTTTTTTATGATTAATATTTTATATCTTGATATATTTTATTACAAAAGTATAAAATATTTAAATTTATATTAGTGAGTATTAAATTCATTAGTCAATATATGAAAAATTGAATTAATAAATAAAAATATATAATACATCAATACAATATGTCGAGCGCGAACGAGTCTGAAAAACGATATCCCGCGTCAATGCAATTCGATTGCTCTAATATTTACCATGATAGTACATATACAAACACGAAATCGGAAGAATATTTACGCGAAACAAATAATGCATACAAAGACTTATCAAATGATTTGGTTAACAGCGAAATTATAAATGAACAAAGTCCAGTAACTGTATTTATTCCTGGTGTTCAAAAGACAAAACATATTGCGGAAAATTATATTGAACCGATTATGTCAAAAATGGAAGAATGTAGAAAAAGCAATTTACGCACACATTTTGCAGAGAAACAAAACGAAACTGCTTCCGGAATTATGTTAGATTTAGATATCGACCATAATTCGCAAACATTAATAATCACGGATGACGACTATGTTAATATGATAACAAATGTTTGCGAAGTTTTAATGGATATTTTAGAAGCTCCGGATAATATAGTATTTCATGTTGCTATTTTACATTCGGATATTCCACGGAAAAAAAATGGAGTATATCGCGAGTCTGTTCATATAATTATACCCAGTATAATGGTATCAAAACCATTGAAGATGTATTTTGTACAGCGATTGATAAATGAAAAAACACTTTATAATTCATTGGGTGAAAAAAAAAGTTTATTAAAAAATGAAAATATTCTTGATAATGGTTCATCACATGTTCCAATATTCTTTTTAGGATCGTGTAAAAATGACCCTGCAAAATCAGCCGATCAATTTGTAGCATTATATAAATTCACAAAATCAGGCAAATATGCTAGAATACGAGATGATACATTTCCAGAAGGGGCTAATTTATGCTGGGAACTATCGGTTAATATAAATCATAGCACTGTAACTTATTCACAATATATAAAAAAATCAGTGTATGGTTATAAAAATTCATTGACTTCCGAGATTATTTCAATAAGTTCCTCAAATGTACAAAACGTAATAGAAAGCGAATTTTACAAAGATAGCGTTAACACTATGATAACAAGCACCGAATTCAATCTACTAAATCAACTAGTGCAAATATTAGCAGATTATCGCGCAGATGAATATAAATGGTGGAATATGTCAATGCAAATTATTGCGAGTTATGGAGAAAACTTTAAATCTATTGCACAATTATTTAGCAGTCGTTCATCAAAATATAACAGTAACGATTTCGAGGCGTACTGGTCTCGATATCTCGATAATAAAACATTCGGAAATGGTATGGAAATGATTAAAAGTTGGGCAAAAAAAGATAATCCTGAACAATACAGACAAATAGTCGCAAAATCAGCATATGATGCGTTGATTGATATTGTTTATTCTACGCATAATCGCGGGTCAATACCTCATGCAAAATGGGCAACCGTAATAAAATTGATGCTTGGTTTTAAATTTATTTATGACGGGAAAAATAATAAATGGTATGAATTTATTTTACCGGAAGATAATGCAGAAACAAATTCTGTTTATAAATATCGCGTTCAGACGGAAACATCTGCAATGTCTTTATTTATCTCTGATGTATGCGTAAAGTTACTAGAAAAGATTTATTCAAATATCAGCACAAAAATACAGAAAAAAAATAAAAAAGACCGCAGTGATAAAGACCAGTATTATACAGATATTATGGATAATTTATCAAAGTCCATAAGGGAACTTAATCATAATCAATTCAAAACATCTATAATAAACGAATGTAAAAATGTTTTTACGGATTATAGACGGATAGAAAACGTTGATAAGTATGAAAATATTTTACCTGTTGGTAATGGAGTTTTAGTATTAGGTCAGCTTCCAGAATTGATAACTTACCATCATAATTATGTTGTAACGAAATATTCGCAAACTTTGTTTAAAGAATATGATCCAACTAATGAAGATGTACAAAAAGTAGAAAAAATCCTACGCGAACTATTTCCGGAATCTGAACAAGAAACGTATGAATTCATTATGTGTTGGATGGCTTCCGGTTTGGATTTGCGAAATAAATCGCCGCATTTATTATATGTACACGGTGAGGGTTCTGCAGGTAAATCTATGATTACAGATATGTTTAGAAATGCTGTAGGCAATAAATTTTGCACAGAATTACCAGCATCTATTCTTACAAATACCTTCGGTAAATCAGGTGATGCGAATTCTGCTTTATCAAAAGTTGATAATATGCGCACAGTAATAATTGATGAAGTTGAGCATTCCGGAATTATTCAAGATATGAATCTTAAAAAACTTATGGGTGGTATTCTATCAACTCGAGATTTATACCAATCAGAAAAAGACTTTACATCAAAAGCGCGATTTATTCTTATCACAAATCATTATCTAAAGTTATCAAATTACGAATTTGCAACTTTACGACGAATTATTTATGTGCGGTTTAAGATGTGTTTTCGCGGAATAGACGATGCTATTGGAAAATATGATGCATCAAACCCACTACATCGGGTAAGAAATAACGAAATAAAAGATAATTATATACACTCTACCGAATGTAAAGAAGCGATGTTAAGTGTTTTGGTTAAATGGTACCAAATATTTATGTGCAAATTTGGCGGTGATATAACACGCGTACCGCGTACAATTATAAATTCAGAAACTACTGAATTTATTAAAAAATCAGACAGCATTACTGATTTCATTGACAGGACTTTAGTAAAAAAAGAAGGTGCAATACTTAAATTGCACGATGTGACAAATCGTTATATAAATTGGTACACTACAACTATTAATAGTCATATAAAATTATCTATTGATGAAGTTCGAACAAAAATGCTAAATAGTAAACTTAGTACTCTTCATGGCGAGAATAGTAATAATGGATTTGTCATTCCAGGATATTCTCTACTAAGTCTTACTGGCGAACTAGAAGAAGGAGAACAGTTTGCATTTACACAAACTACAACTGAAAGACGTGTTATTAATAATTTTAAATCTGCAGACCATAAATTAACAATGACTGAATATAATAAAAAATATTTAAATGGAGAGTTATAAATTTATTTACGTTTATAAATTATATTTACATTTATAAAATAACTATACACCCCGCACTATCTAGAAACCCCCCATACTTAATTTTTTTAATTGTATCTTCATCTTTATTCTTGCTATTATTATGATGTTGGTTGTTATGATGCTGGTTATTATGTCTGTTATTTTTTTTATTTTGTTCGTCTCTACGTTCTTGTTCTTCTTGTGTTTGTTTATAAACACCATCTATATATACCAAATCCAATTTATTATAAAGTTTGTCAATACGTTTATTGAATGTAAGACGCGGTTTCATATTACTCGGAACTATTTTTATAAGCTTTTCATAATCTTTCATTTTGTATTATAATTTATATTTATCGAATGAGAATAAAAAATAAATAATATTATAATACGAGTGAGTTTATATCAATATCATAAAAATTATAATAAAGTTATATCAATATCATAAAAATTATCAATAATCGAATAAAATTCATATATATATTGCATTTTACCTTTATTATCGCGTAATTTCAAATCGTCATAAATAAAAAATCTGGGCATTCCAGGCGGTGCTTTAGTTATTTTTTTCCCGAATCGTGATATATAATAAGGTGCTTTACCATTTTCTTCAATTAACGTAGCTAAATTTACTACAAATCCAGAATATATACATTTTTTAAGTTTAATAATTTCATCTATCGCGATATCAGGAACTTTTTTCAGCATTTTCGCGAGACTATAATCAACTTGTTTAATTCCGATACCATTATATAAAGGAGAAAACCCGACCATTAAAACCATATCTTCTATAATATCATCTCGTAATTCTATAGCTTTTAACATTTTTTCATACGATATTTTATTATCTACACAAAATTGTGTTGCTTTTCTTACATTAGTACTATATTGAGTAAATTCATTGAATAAAAATAATAAATCGATAAAAGAATCTGCAACAAAATAATCCATATATTCAGGTGCAAGAATTTCGCGTCTTTTATATTTTCTTTCTAGCATTTCAGAAGTTTCGAGCATCGCGACAATTGTAACCAAGTCAAAAACGTTTGCACCATAATGATATCCTGCCAAAATCATTTTTGCACATTCTAATCGTAATTTTCTAAATTTATTTATATAAATACCAATTTCAGTTGGTGTAGTATCTGGGTAAATAGCATGTATAGCATACAGTTTTTCTAATGCGGTATGGATATTATCGCCTGGAGGTTTATCCATCATATCAAGACTATCTATATCAAATTTACCATCCTTTGCGATAATAGCAAGTATCATACTACTTATATCTTTTGTGATGATTTCTGGAAAACTCGTATATTGCAATGCATTAAAATCTTCTTCTGTATAAACTGGATACCATACACCTTTACTAACTCTACCAACTCTCCCTCGTCGTTGTTTCGCCATATCTTGCGTAATTGGTTTTTGTACTAAAGTACTAAATCCGCTCGGATATGTAGAAACATCATTACGAAATCCAGTATCTATAATATATCGTAACGAATCTATAGTAGTAGAAGTTTCAACAGCTGGAGTACTTATAATTATTTTCCTTTTAGGTATATGTCCATCTATTCGCAATGAATGTAATGGCAAATCTTTTATTAATGCCTCTTTTTCTCCTTTAGATAAAACATTTCTTGATAATTCTACCGGATATACTTTATGTTCGAGTTCTTTATTTGCTTCTATTAAAGCTTCAATAATTGTTTTTGTATCAGCCTTACCACTTACAAATATAAGTATATCACCCCATTGTTTCGGGTGGTCAAAATCAACTATATTTTCTTTATGGATTTTTAATGCTATTTCTACAGCTTTTTGTATAAAATCTTCAGCAGGATGTTCTAAAAAATACGTATCAATTGGGTAGCTCATACCTTCTACCGTAATAACTTGCGGTCTTTTATTTTTTTCACCAAAATAATCTAAAAACTTTGCAACGTTAAGAGTCGCAGACATAAATATAATATGAGGACATAATGGATTTTCCCAATGTTCTAGTATAAACTTTTTTAGTAAAAAAATAGTTAAATCAACATCTAAACTTCTCTGATGTGCTTCATCAATTATAATTACTGCATATTGCTGCATAAATTGCTCAGGAGTCATTACTTTTATTTGTTGCAATAAAATACCTATAGTTGCATATATAACACCTTTTACTGGTTTTTTTACAACAGAACCAGTTTGAAAACCTAGTGTTTCACCTATTTCCATCTCAAAAATTACAGATACTTCCTTCACAGTTTTTATTACTGAAGCGATAAGAGGTAATGTGTTAATGATATTTCTATTTAGATTATCAAAATAAATCTTAAAAATTACTGGAGCTACTGATGTAGTTTTTCCTGACCCCGTACATGCTTCTAAAATAAGTACTTTATCTGACCAATGAGTAATGTTTTTATTCATAGTATTTGACTCTAAATTTAATTTTTTTCCAAGTTGTTCCATAACGTATTCTATTGCGTACATATTATTTGCGCGTTTCACTTCATTCGGATTGGTTCCTTTTGGAAGTTTAATTTTTCCTTTTTCTATAATAGTAGGCATTTTGTGCGATTGTATATATTGATAGAAATATTTAACAAATTAATGATAATAATATATTCCCGAATTTTATAATAATATATTCCCGAATTTTATAATAATATATTCCCGAATTTTATAATAATATATTCCCGAATTTTATAATAATATATTCCCGAATTTTATAATAAT